CGTCTACTAAAAAACAAGCAGAACAATTAGCAGCAAAAGATGCTTTACGAATTGTCTAATGTAACAGTCTTCTTAGCGCGAGGTACGTGTCTAACAAGTAATTCGCGTTGTGTTCCACCAACTGACATATCATCGCCTTCTGGTATTCCTTCAATCGCACGAAGAGCTTCGGCTACACGTTGTGGTTGATCAGAAAACTGAAGTAACAGTTGTGTACGAATTTGAGATCTTTTTAATGGAGGACGTGATGTACGGACACTTCTGCTAATATTACCAACACCATTACCTTCAATAGCAAAATTATCAACTTCATTTGCTTTCATGAATTCAAGAATTGCTGCTGATTTTTCAATTTTTTTCTTATGTATTTCTTTAAGTTGTTGTCTAAGTTTACGTTCTTCTTCGTCTTCGGTGATCCAATCTTTAATAGTTTGTCGAATTTCGTCCATTGTATATTTACATCAATTTGTATGAAAATTCATGTGTTTAAAAATATGGACGAAACAATCAATTCGGTATCCTGGAATTCGCAGCTGGAATTGATTCTTTCTCAAGAAGGTGAACGTGCGTTATGTTATTCATGGCTTCACAATAATTCACAAAAGCAGTATACTACCATGGATACATATATAACACTGCCCACTATTTTGCTTTCAACTATTTCGGGATCGGCATCAATTGGATCACCTTCAATGTTTCCAGGAGTAGTTAATACAGCAAGTCTTATTATTGGTTGTGTATCGTTGACAGTTGGCGTACTGAATACAGTTTCAAGTTACTTTAGTTGGGGTAAAAGATCAGAAGCACATAAATCTGCTGCTATGACATATTCAAAAATACATCGTTTTATTATGATTGAATTATCACTTCCTCGTTCTGAAAGAATGGCAGCAAAAGATATGTTAAAAGTTATCAGAGAACAATCTGATCGTCTGATGGAAACATGTCCACAAATACCTGATTCGGTTATTTTAAATTTTCGTGAAAAATTTTATAAATCAACACCTAATATTTCAAAACCAGAAATTACAAATGGATTAGAACCCATTCATGTATATCGTGAAGAATTGAGTCCTCGATTTAATATCAAATCTGTTCCTCCTATTAAAATTTCCATTGACGATCACATTCCAGACAAGTTACAAACGTCGTCATTGGCTCATCCGCAGAGCGAGTCTGTAGCTGATAATAGTCACACTTAGTCTTCTTTTTACAACCAGAACACCACATAATAATAGATGCGCTTTCACTCTTTGAGTACAAATTCTTCTCACTTTCAATAACTTTATTAACTACATCATTCCATCGCGATGGGCATAATTCAATTGCTGTTAAAGTTACCAAACTACGAGGACTAATTTCATTGTTTTTAAGTTTCTCTAACCAATTCTCTCTATTTTGTACATAGCTATCCGAACCACGTAAGTTCTCAAATAGAGAAATTGCTCTATTTCTATACATGTTCCAGAAAATACGATTTCCCCAATCAATTTCAATTCCTTCTTTAATTGAATCATCACTTACAGCATGTAGAATTGAATCTTCAAGTTCCTTTACAATATGTTCATCTCCAATCAATTCTTGAAAGTTTTTAATTACAACATCACGAATACTACAGTCAATAAATACATTCTTTGATTTTGTTTGAATAAGTCTCACAGGATAAGCTTGTTTTACAGTATTATCTTCATCAACAACTGCTTCTTCAATCTCTTCTTCATCTTCTTCGTTATCTTCAGCATCTTCGTCTATCTCTTCATCTTCTTCAGTACTAAAATTCCATTCCTCATAAAGCAAAGTATAATCGTCTGATCGTAAATTTGTATATTCGGAAGCTTTCTCTTTATATTTTTCTTCGTCGTCTTCCGACATAAGAATAACAATATTTCCTGTATAAGATTCTTCATCAAATGGTGATGGTAAAAGATGTTGATTAACAGTGTCTTCTTCGTCAGCAATCGAAGCAAATATATTCAATTGAAACTTATCTTTCAATGGATGAATAATGTTTCCTTGAAATTGATAACTCGGATTCTTATACTTTTTGCGTATCCATTCTAATACATCTGCTGTTTTTGGTGGTATTTGTATTTCGCCAACAACTCCTTCTTGCGAAATAGAAATAGCGTATACCATTTTAGAATATCTTTTGATAAATTTACTCACTTCCGTTTTTCTTTTGTAAAAACGGATTACGATATCACTATAATAGTTAAAACAATAATAAAATGGACTCTCAAAAGAATAAGTGGATTCCTCAATGGAAACGTGATGAACAAGCCAAGTTACTTAAAGCCCAGAAAATGGAAGAAGATAGTAAAAAAGGTGTTGAAAAAACTGAAGATAACTTTCCAGCATTATCTCCTGCCCCTACCAATAAGCGTGTATGGGGAGGAGATAAAAAGTTTAGCGATCTCGCAAAAGAGTGGAGTCAAGATAATCAGGAAAAAGCTGAAAAAGAAAAGTATATGGCTGAATTTGAAAAGTCAAAAAGTGCCTCATATAATAATTTTGTGCTACCTACGTTCAATTGTGTAAACAATTACGTTGAAGAAGACGACTTTATTGAACCAGAAGAAGATGTACAAGTTCCAACCGATAGTGTTTGGACTGTTGTTAGTTATACTAAAAATAGGCGCCACAAGGAGAAAGATATGGAAGAAATCGCCAATCGCCCTCCTACACCGGAGGAAGATTCCAGTGTTTGGCAAGATAAGAAATTGAACGAAACATATTGGGACGAACGTACTTAAGAAAGTGCCGCACTAGTAATTTTTTCTGCAACAGTTGATACTGCTAGAGCTGACGGATTTGTTATCATATTATATACGTATGCTATTGAATCATAAATACTTTTTCCTATATAGAAAAGAAACTCGCGAACTCTAATACCAGCCAATTCGGCATAAATAGCAGGCATAACTAAAAACTCAACATTTTTTATTTGCCACGCAGCATATCCTCCCAATACTACTGCTCCAATTAAAAGTATTACATCTATAACCTGCATTGCCTCATTTTTAGCATACGTATCTGATATAAATTTTGTAATGCCAGACGGTTGTGAAGACTTTTCACCTCTTAAGTTTGGAGCAGAAACAGGTTTTACATCTTGTTTTTTACCAAGTCTCTTACATCGCATATATGTTTTATTATCATGAGGCATTGGTCCACCTGGAAGTGATGCGATATCATTAAAAAATACTTCACGATCGCCTAATAGTTGAATTGAACGAGAACCAGGAGCATTTGTTCTAACTAAATTAGCAAAATCATTTGGATCAATATTGATCATAGTTTTAAAAACAACCCATTTTGTTGGTTTACAATCTGGAAACACTGTGGTACCATCGTATACATAGTAAGAACCAGCAAGAGGAATCATCATATTAATTCCCCAATTTTCACCTAAATTTATAGTTGTATATTCCTTAGTTGAATCACCAAACCCAACAAATGAATTGAAAAAATGTGAAGAAGGAGTTTGAGCAGAATTAGCTCGTACTAGAGAACTCACACATAACATTTTTCCAGTTGGATTTGTAAAAATCGCAATTACCTCAGCATCAGCTTGAATATTTTCAATTGTATGATGGCTTGGATGATTTACAACAACCTTAGTACATGTGTAACCTTCTCCATTAAACTTACACGAACCAAGACCTGCTTCGTTATCAACAATAAGTCCTTCGTCGCCAACAACTACGTTTGCTTGTGGAACCATCACATCGTCAATGACAAGCTCGCATAATAAATCACATGGCTTAGCACTCGATTGTGATAAATTGATTGGGCTTTGGTTTGGAACTGAACATGATGCTGGGAATGTATTTGAAGAGCCATAAACACTCATTTGTAGTTTAGCAGTATTTTGTATCTCAGAAATAAGTAATATGGATTGGAAATACTATGTTCTTCCATTAGTTGCCGTTGTAATTATAGGAGGTGCGTATTACGGCGGTGTATTTACAGGTGGAAATATAGCATCTTCATCAGTAGCAGTAACAGCGCTTGAAGTTGGTTTTGGTATAGTTGGAGCTATTGCTGTCGGTGCCGGGTTGATTTATGCTTTAAATGATGGTTCTGGTGGTTATCCAGCATTTCAATATGCCAATATTTTCGCGATGTATCTTCCAGTAACGTATGTACTTGTTGGAATTTTGGTAGATATCATTTCTCAGAAATATAGCGCTTCTGCCGCTAGTGTTACTGCTATTGCCGCTGTAACAGTCAATAAACTTATGAGTATGTTGGTTATATATTTTACAGGAGGAACAACACAAAAAATACAAGAAGCGATATCAAATGATGGTACACTAAATACCCTATATAAGCGAGTATACGAAGGATGTACGGTTCCTGGATTTGAAAATTTAGAAAGTATTTTAGCACCTCAATCGCTTGTTATTATTTTTAGTTTATTTACGTTTTTTGCTTTAGAAATTGGTATTAATGACAGAGGTCAATCATTGAGTGGATTAATATGGATGACAATTACAGCTGTTATTATCCAAGTGTTCTACATTAAATCAAATTATTGCTTAACACCTGAGTTTTATTGGAAAAATACTTTAATTGTACCTTTTGTATTTTCACTTCTGATTGGCGGTATTGTAGGAGGTCTTGGATGGACCGCAAATTATTTTATTTTTAACAAAGCTCCTATTGAAGGATTTACATCTCCAATCTTACCAAAAGTAGGGGATTCTACAAGTGGTAAATCTGGAACAGATGATGATAGTCAATTTGTTTGTGAAGCATATAAAAATGGTGAGCTAGTCACCTCTACGATTGCTGAGTAGTATTTTTTATAAAATTTAAAGAATTTTGCATTATTTTAAAATAAGGTGTGATCGATGAACGATCTGTACATTTTTCTGAATAAATATCTTTACCAACATCATTTTTAACAGTTACTACAAGGCATGGAATTGGTCCAACACCATATCTCTGAATTAGATCAGTTTTAGTATTTCGAACATCTACTGATACCCATTCTATATTAGGAAATTCTTGCGACATTTCAAGCATACTTGGTTTTAGTCTCATACAAGGACCGCAGTCAGCTCCCCAAAAGTGATAAGCTACAGATTTCATTCGTCTTTTGTTATTATAGCAGATCCTGTTATTAAATGATTTGCCGAAACCAGACGATACTGATTGTTTCTATGAAGTTTCTGTTTAACGACTTCAAATCCGTTTTTCTTAACAGTTTTAGATAACGCAGACATAAGTGCTGAATTTAAAGCAGAAGAATCCAATTTATCTAAATTAAGTTTACACCATTCGATAATGGTTCTTTCCGAAACAGGAGGACCCATTAATTGAAGAGGACATGATGGAATCGGACTTTCTACATTGCTTTGTATAACTTTTACTTCTTCTTCAGGATGAAGTACACGAACTGCCATCTTATCTACAATTTCATTATGTTTACTAAATTCATCTGATCCACCAGTATGAGCAGCTACATGAATAATCATATATGATTTAAATTTCGCTAAGTTACGTGATGTTTCTTCAATTAAATCACGATGTTTTACTGGTTCGCCTCCTGAAGTTTTCCAATCATTTTTGATCCATCCTTGAATCCATTTTGTTAGGCAATCTTTTGAATACATCGAATCGGTATAAATTTTAAAATCAACATCTCCTGGTGTAAATTTAGAAAACACAATTCGAACTGATTCGGCAATAGCCATCATTTCTGCTCTTTGATTGGTTTGAACATCTTCATCAGGTACACGTTTTGCTATTGAAAGTTCTTTATTTTCGGGAAACCAGCATGCGTATGAAGCACGAGCTCCTTTCTTACCATTTCCTTCACAGGCACCGTCAGTGAATACACGAATAGATGTCATATTTGTTTTAGGGTTGGTATATGAAAGTGTGATGAAATTCGTTTTGTAATACAACGACTTTGGATAGCTGGTTGTATCACAGTTGGATCTTCAACATGAAACCAAACTCGTGATCTAAATGATTTTTGTTCTAATGAACGTCTAATCATTTGCTGACAAGCGTATGTTAAAAATTCAGAATGCCATATAAGCAAAATACGAAACCTTGTTGAACGTCGTTTTGGAATTTGATTAATCCAATTGTCAAACCATGAAGAAAATGTATCTACTGAATTCATTTCTGTTGCGTCTATTTCATAAAATTCACAGGTGGAATCATGTTTTATTTTGTAGTCCACCCATAATTTTTGAGTTTCAATATCATTCAAAGGTTCAAAAAATAAATAATGAGGAGGTGGAAAAAGTACTTCCATTATTATTCTACTTTTTTAATCCGTAGATGGTGATACGATCCTTAAAATTGGAGTTTCAGCAGAAACAATGTAAATACTGTTTTCAGTCATTACTATAAAACAATTCTCGCAGCGAAAAACCGACTGAATAGTCGATGTGTATTCGTCGTCTGATTTAACAAGATATTTGGTATTATCCTTGACACCAATAGAACATTTCTTCTCAAGACTGTCTTGATAGTAATCAAAATATAGAGGTTTATCCTCTGTCATTGAAAGTTGTGCCGCACGTAGTAAAACGGTTGCTGCTGGTAAATTAGCCATTTGTTCTATATCCTGGTTTCGTCTTCATTCTTATTGAACGCATTTGACCGTGTCTTCCAACTTAAATTTTGATCGCATGTTTAAATTTTTTAGTTCCTCTTTTGGGCTCTTGAGTATAGTATCAATACCATTTTTAAGAATAGTTCGCAATGATAGAGATGTTTTAGGAATCAATTTTGCGGTTTCAGCAAGAAACTCAACAAATTGTGTTACATTCTCCTCTACTTGTGGACTTTTTACAGAACGAACAATATCATCTAGATCTTTGAGAACAAGAAGAATTGATTTTTCTACAATTGTTTCGGCAATCAACTCATGGTTGTAAAGATATATGATAAACTTGGCATAACCACGTCTTTTATTCTTTTGCGTTGACCACTCAATGACTTTGCTGTCAAATAGTGGGTCATCTGATGCCGGAAACACTGCTGTTTCAGTCATATTGTACAGTTTTGGAAACATTTCAATTTGACTACTTAAGTCATCTGGAATATCTGGAAAGACATTTGACAGACGCTTAGCAAATTCAGACATTACGGCAGCATACGCATTTTGAGTAATTGCTTTATCAAATAGAAGCATAGTTACACGTAATCGAAATTCATTGTCACGTTTTTGAATGTACACAATGGCATCATTTGAAAGTTTTTCCATATTCGAAGAAGTTAGTTTGTTTAAAATACTAAATATTTCGGAATATTCTGGGTCTTCACGTTCTTTTACACGTCTTATTACCTCTACAAGAGCTTTCTCTCTCCAATTTTCTACAACTGCTGGTTTATTATTTCTAAATCCGTTATTTTTTACATGAATAGGTCTGATAGGTTTGTAAACTACCGGAACAATTCGGAGTTTCGCAATATTACTTTGTACCATTTGGGGCAAAGGAAGCTTCGCACCAAATCGAACAGAGTATACATTTTCTACGGTCAAAGTCATTTGTGGTTTTATTATTCTAATAATATGAAAAACGAATCCATTTTTAATAATAACTTTTTATATTCAAAAAATGGAGAAACAACCTTTCCAATATTCTTGGGTTCTATGGTATCATGATCCCGACAATAAAGATTATTCAATTAAAAGTTATGTAAAAATTGCGGATATGAGTAATTCGCAACAGTTTTGGACAGTAATCGATTCTATTTCTAAAGAAGCATGGGAATCGGGTATGTTCTTCTTTATGAGATATGGCTTTGAACCACTTTGGGATTCACCTGAAAATGAAGCAGGTGGTGCTTGGTCTAAAAAGATTGAATCATCAGACATTCATAATGCTTTTGTAGACATGATGGTTCATTGTGTCACAAATCAACTTATGGTGAATCGCAAGGAAACTCTTGTAGGAATCACTGTATCACCAAAGGGACCATTCTCAATTCTAAAAATTTGGAATACTACAACAACTGTATCCACAAATGATTACTTAAATAAAGAAATGAAATATATAAAAATCGGTGATGATGTTACATATACAGCGCATAAAGCTCGTCCTAAATAATAACTTTGTAGTATAAATGTCTTTTGCGATTTTTGAAATAGAGAAGTTTATACTTGAAACAGAGATAGCAAAATACAGAAAATTTTTAATGGAAAATTTTAAATTACACGAAATACGTCAACCAAATTTTGAAATACTAAATGGATATAAAAATAAGGTTCAAGAATATCTTAAAGAAAATCGTAATGAAAATATTGAAGATCAGATGAAATATATCTTAATGCCAGGGTGGAAAAGTGTATTTGACGCAGATAATATTATTGACACAGATAATTCATTAGAAAAACAAAAACAAATATTAGAACATACATTAAAAACACTTGAAAATAGTCAAAAAATTGATAGTACTTATTTTTCACAAGAAATTGTAGATACAATTAATGGTATTTTTTTATCCGATAGCACTAAGCTCTATGTTTTACAGGCTCTTTTAAAAACAGAATATGCCTTGTGTAATGAAAATATTACAATTTTGGATGCGCTATGTGAACGAGTAAGAGTTATGTATTATTCCGGAATGATGGTTTGTGATATTAATAAAGTTGAAGATGTTGTTGATTTTATTAACAAAAAAGAAAATAAAAAGGTTCTTCCAAGCTATATTGTTAATATTCTAAAATTACCTTATATAAATAATTTAGTATCAGTTAATCAATTAAGTATAATTGATTTATTACATTTAGCAGCATTTGCTGGAATTATTTGTGGTCCATCAGATGACTATATGGATTTAAAAGAGGATATTGAAAATAACAAAATTACAGGTATTACACAATGTGTTAAAGAAAACGTTGATCCAAAAATAGCAGTTTCGGCAACTATAATATTTTTAATCAATTCGTTAGATGATAAGATTTTATCAAATGATGTTAGAACATGGTGTACCGAAGTAATGATATTTTTATATCACGATATTAAAGGTTGTTTAAAATTTTGTAGGGAAGTATCACCAGAACTTTTTGATACGGTATTTCAAAGAGTAGGTCGCTCACATGGAATTGACTAGTAAAATACAGTATGCTAGTTATCTCATTTCAATATTACATATCTTATTTTTGAACAGTATGATTACTATCATTTTAGTATCACATACGTTATATACAGCACTTTGGTTAAAAATAGTAATTTTTATATCATTAGTTTTGATTATTATTCAACATATAATATTAGGATCTTGTTTTCTCACTATATTTGAAAGAAAATATACTGACAATCAAGAATCTCCTTACTATGATTTTATTGAAAAATTCTTGAGTTTATTTGGAATAACACTCAAAGAATATTATACACATGTTCTTGTTATTGAAATTACAGCAACGCTTTGTTTAGGATTAGAAGTTTTGTCTATTTTATGTAGTTGAACAAGGCATCAAACATAGTTTAATGTCTCCTAAATTCGCAACTACATATCGAATCATCAAAAACCAATCGTTCTTCATATGAATTTCTAAATTATTACAAAGATTGGTACACTTGGTAAAAAGAACTAAATGAGGAAGTGAAAAATTGCCTGTCACAATTTCATCTCCTTCTTTCTTTTGAATACTAAATTCATTTTCTCCATCACCCATTACAGTACTTCTTGACGCAAAATGTCCTTTACAGCCAAATGTCAAAGAAGAACCAACATTCTTAATTTCAACTGTTTTTGCTCCAAGTAGAGTCATATCACGACACATCTTTTGAAAATCAAGTGATGGCATGGTAATATGAGTTGAAAATTCAGTATCTGGTAATTGCATATCTGGTTCATCTCTATCAAGAAGATTCAACTTATAGCGTGTTACTTGCTTACGTTCTCCATCTTCGAGAAGAATTCCTAACGTATTAGGATCATCTTGTTCAACATAAAAAGTAATTGTATCATCATTAGTAGCAGTTCTTACAATACGGTAAAGATGATCTGTATTCACACCAATTATAAACTTTGGAGATTCATGTTCATATGCGTATTTCTCAAACTTATTGGCATACAATCTTAAATGGACAAGAACAGTTCGAGTGTTATCCATAGCAATCATTCGAATACCATCCTTATCAAAAACAAGACTCATTTCAACTAGAATAGATTTAAGAGCCTCCTTCAAAGTTCTAACAGCTCCTGTTTGAACAGTCTTGGCCTCGACGATGTACTTTGGCATTTTTTATTCTAAGGCTCGTTCGTCTAAAGTAGTTTCATTCCGCAATAAAAAATGGAGCAAAGCCCCTTTTTATTTTGTTTTTATTGTTTTTTATTACCATTTTTTTAATTATGACTCATATTCATAGTCACAATCTTTACATCTCCATATTGAGAAACTTATTCTCGCACCGTCCACCATTCTCTCTCCCCAGGCATAAAGCCATAAGGTAGTCGTTTTGCTGTCGTTACAATGATCACACATTTTTAAGCTTAGAGCCAATTCACAAAGTGTTCCAGGGGTCATTATACAAAAATTTGATCTTTTTAAATCCGTTTCGCAGAGTCAAACGCGTTTATGAGTTTACAATGAAAACAATGATAAACACAAATGAGCGAAACAGAGTCAGTAAAAACTCATCTTCGAGAGCACCTATCAGGACTTCTCATCCCCCCTGTTTCTGAAGGGTTTTGGAGCATTTATACGTCATCTAAACAGCTTTGTGAAAGCAATGGACAAATTGATCAAATTTTGCGTACTTTTCAAAACATGTTAACTCGTATTCCAGAATGGTCGGATTCTACGTTAACAACTGAGGTAGAAAGAATCATAAAGATTACAAAGTGTAACTATATTGATGATCTTCTGATGGGTGTTTTTATTTCATATATGAAATCTTTTGCCTCATTACATTACCGTGGTTCTTCATCTCAAATTAAAATTGAATTCGAACGTCCTAACTTTACAAAGTTTATTCATGAACTTTATAAGCATTCTGCTCGTAAGATTTGGCAAGTAGCTTATCTATTTAAGACGGTTGGAGTAAGCGCTGAACAACAAGCAAGAAATCGTCAAGATATTGATAAGATTGTTAGTGATTGTATAGAACAGGTAATACGTGCGTTTCTACCGTGGGAGCAAATCGCAAAGAATTACTTTATTGAAACACCTGTGGACCAGTCTATTCCACCTTCTGGTAATAAGTCTGTTATGTTCGAAGACCTAGATGAGGGTGAATCTTCGGATGAGGAAGAAGAAGAGGAGGAACGTCCTAAGATGGTATTATCGAGTCAAACAGAGTCAATTGAAATAAAGGAGTTTGACGCCCCCAAAGAAGAATCCAAGATAGTAGCTGTTGATCCAGAAGTCAATGTTCTTAATGAACTTGAATCAAAAATTGGAGATTCGCTCGTTCTAAATATGTAAGTTTTCACTACAAATCAACACAAATGATGCTTGTTATAACTTCGATAGCGGTCGCTTTAGTTGTATTTATCCTATATGCTCTTGAGCGCAAATCTAAAGATGAACCTATTAACTGGATTGATGCCGGAAAGCTTACCGTTTTCGGCGGACTTTTATCATCGGGTGTTGTTTTCGCAACAACTGGTGAACTTCCAGATGTAGTAGAAACAGTTACAAAAGTTGACATTCCTGCCGTTCAAGATATGTTTGTAGGAATTCCTACTTTTTAATCAATAACTAACATATCAGTAATTCCAACAAGACTTTCTACACCGTAAATAGGTTTGAGAAACTCAATCTCTCTACGTGGTACAGCACTCTCTCTGGCGTATCTTGCTATTGCTTTATACAAATGAAATCCATGGTAACGATCATGACGAGGTTCATTTTTTCCAAACATAAGCTCAGTTCCATCATCCATCTTAAGCCATCGTATAAAGAAATTAAATAATGTATTCATTTTGTATTCTTCATGTTTAGGTCCTTCTGGAAACAAATCCCAAAACAATGATGTAGCTAAACGAACCAAATCAAATGATGGATTTGGCTTTACACTTTGGAATTTATTGTTATAAAATGGTTCACTGTTATATTGTCCACCAGCTTCTTCATTAATAGAAAAATGATCACTCATAAATATTTTTGACTCTTTCATTCCTGAAAGGCGAACTGAAGTAACACCACGCTCGAAATCAATAATCTTAATCATGTAACCAAATGTAGGAACTTTATAATATGAACCGTTACAATTATAATATAGGAACTCTTGTGGTGTTGCTACATACATAACATTATTTGAATGAAGATCATTATGTGTCAACCCAAAATTACGCTGGGCAAACGCAAGTGCGAACATAACTTGAGAAATCCATGCCAAATGTTTTTCAGTTTGTGGATTTTCAGTAATTAATTTGAACAATGTACCTTCACATTTTTCCATAACAGTTGTTTGAACTGGAACGTTTGAAAATGTTGCCCAAGCAAATGGTTCATCATCTTCTTCATCTTCAATAGAACCAGTCTCGTCTTCATCACAGTCACAAGATTCTACATTAAAAATATACGATGTAGAAACCGATGATGAATCGCTCATCGTTTCGTCTTCATTCGAATCTTCTATTAGCTGTTGAATATCTGCCAATTTAGTTTCATCATTATGTTCTGCGTCGATATCCTGTATATCATCAAGTTCAATAGCTTCTCCTAAAGTTAGATGAGGACGAGATGTACGAGTATGTTGAAATTCAATTGAGTCTCTAACATTGTCTGATAATTTTAATTCAAATGTTTTACCTATATTTGATCCAAACCAAGAATGATCAGCTAAGTCTTCGTAATCATCTGAAATATTAATAGTATGATTTTTTGAAAGTCCACTAAACACTCCATAAACTTTAGGAAAATGCTGGCATTTTGATTGAGATAATACACTTGCTATTAAGCTTCCAACATAGGCAGCATTATGATGAGATTGAATCTTTGATGAAACTTCTGTAGACTGTTCGCTTGAAGAAGGAAGTCCGATTGTAGTTCCATATTCACCCTGCATCCATTTGAATGGGCTTAGAATCATAGTAGTTTTACAATGAACAGCTCTCTTTTCAAATTTTGAAGTATAAATTAATTCAGGAGATAATATATTGCTTACCTCTTCATCAAATCTTATACCATAATCTCCTATCAATTCAATATCATTTGTCTTAAAAAGAACCTCAAGTGATGGAAAAAAAGGTTGAATCGATTCTATATTCCAATGTGTAACAGCACTTGATCTAATATTTGAAAGAGACCACTTATGAAGAGAAAGAGGAATCGATGACGACTTTAGTTCTGTCTGTTTCCGCTTAAGCATATTATTATTTCATGTACAAATCAAAAGCAAAAACTTCACGCAGTATAATTAATATGAACTTTAACATTAAGAAATTTAACATCGAAATGTTAAAAGATCGGTGTGAAATCGATTCTAGAAAATCACCAATGATTGTCATTATTGGAAAAAAGGATACTGGAAAGTCTTTCTTAGTTCGTGACATTCTCTATCACACCCAAGATGCCTTTCCAATTGGAACTGTTATTTCTGGTACTGAGGTCGCCAATGAGTTTTTTCAACACATGGTTCCTTCCAAATTGATTCATGACAAATATAAACCAGAAATCGTAATGAATATGATCAAAAGACAACTAAGTGTCAAGACATCACGTAATCAAGATAAAGGAAGATCTGGTAATTCTTCAATAGATCCTCGTGCGTTTTTAATTTTAGATGACTGTTTGTATGATGCTACTTGGATCAAAGAAGAATCTACTCGTTACGTATTTATGAACGGTCGTCATATTGATTTAATGACAATTATTACTATGCAGTACCCTCTTGGTATTACACCTAATTTGCGTACAAACGTTGATTTTGTATTTATTCTTCGTGAAAGTATAGTTAACAATCGCAGACGTATTTACGATAACTACGCAGGAATGTTTCCAACATTTGACATGTTTTGTCAATTTATGGATCAATGTACTGAGAATTTTGAAGGACTTGTAATCTGCAACGGTGTCCAGTCGAACCGCCTTGAAGATCAAGTGTTTTGGTATAAAGCTTCTGATCATCCACCTTTTAAAATGTGTGATGATTCACTATGGCATGATAACAAACCATTCTCAAGTACTATGTTAGCATCAGATGATTATAATGCTGAATCAATGCAGAAAAAGAATAAGGGTCCATGGGTTCATGTTAAAAAGACTACTTAAAAGTGTTTATAGGTCACGAATAGCTCCTTCTGTTGGGTGAACAGGACGAGAAATAGCATCAGATAATTCATCTGCCTCTACAAGACCTGCTTCCTTCTTGGCATCTTCAAGAGCCTTTCTGCGGCGTTCCTCGTTCTCTTTCTTTTGCTTCTCAATTTTTTGAGTCTTCTCTTCCTCAAAGAAAATTTCACGATTCACTTCATTTTCCTTGTACTTGCGCATCATCTCGTTGAGCTCCTTCTCGGCATATTCAACTTCAGGCATCAAATGTTCAGATGGATCCCAAGGCAGCCAGCAACCAACTTTGCCAACATACAAGCTGTCCTTTGGATAACGGCGTTGTAGAACCTTGGCGTATTGTTGACACTCTTCAAGGTTAGCAAATGTACGACGAACCTTTACACCACGAACATTTGTACGGAAGTTAACTTTCTCAGTAAATTCTGTTTCGAGTTCCTTCTCTTGCTTGAGCAAAAAAACTTGATATTGTTCGTGAACATCAGTTTTCTTAACCTCATCATTGTGAACCTTAGTAAATTCAGCCATATCTGCGAAAAGATCCTCAATCTTCAATGAATACTTCTTTGCGATAAATGCCATTAGATGTTCCATACCCTTTACTTTCCAATCGTAGGCCATCCACTCAACAAATTTCTCGTTAATAAACTCATTCTTCTGCTTAATGATCTTCTCAGGGCTCAAGAATGAAATTACACAATACCTTTGCGTCGGAATCTCTGGGTCCTCATCAAGATAATCAATTAAGGATCCATCGTCTTCAGTCTTAGGAAATGTTTCGATTGGCATTTGTTTATATTAGGCAATCAACTATGAAAATAGTTTTTTAACGACGGCGACGACGACCTCCTTCTTCACTCTTTACAAATGGATTGGGGCCTCGTTCAGGGCGTGGACCAGTATTTCCAGGTAATATCTGTTTTCTTATGTTTTCTACAACAGGAGCTGGTGCTATTTTAAGTCTACGTGCTAGAACATCAGAACATTGAAATTGAACAATTAAAAATAGACGAACGAAAAAGTTCAAAGTAGTAACAGCATACATAAAATCATAGGATTGCCATACTTCACCCTTTGTGGTAGCTGGTGTCAATTGTACAGCAAATACAGAGAAAAAGATATCCAAAGCTATTCCTAAAATAAGAACAAATGTTCCAATTATCTTAAACACATCACCATGTTTATCATAACGAATTGCGTAAATATAATAAAGAAGATAAAGTGTTAACAAAATATTCATAATTGTTCCTCCTACAACAAATCCAGCATCTACTTCACGTCCAGCTCTTCCTGTACTATCACTAAGATTTGCCTGTTGAGCTGTGTAAGCTCCATACATTTGCATCATATACGTAGCAACCGCCCATACAAGAGCAACTGTTGTTATTACTGTCTGCTGGATACTCATTTGTTATTATATTGAACTTTTATATTTGGAACGCATTTTCCAATACCAAGTGTTTGTTGCATCATAATAGGAGCTTTACACCCTGAACAAGGGCATTTTTGATGTTCATGACCAAGAATATGTCCGACCTCGTGAGACACCATATATTGACGATAATTTTCAATTCCTTGACCACTTTTTATAGAACCGCGAAACCATCTGTCTGCGTTTAGATATATATTACGACCACCAAGTTCAGCACAAGATAAATTAGATGGCAGATCACATAGTTTAGTGACTGTTCTTGGAGATGCTAAACGAATAAGAATCTCTTCCTTTTCAGTCACAGGTTCAAAAAAATATCCATACTTTGCCCATCCATCAGGATCATTTAAATAAGCTGTAATAGCAAGCGAGATTGTCTCTGGATCTCTAATAAAAAATTTCTTCTTTACATCTTCGTCTATAACGATACGAAATGTTTTACGCATATCTACTTTAGACGAATATTTTCTCTTGTAAACTCTATAAAATGCCTGAAGCAACAAAGCCAACAGCAGAATATATGGGTATTAATATGGGGGATCTTCTAACTCGGGTTGTAAAATATGTATTAGAAGGTCTAGCTGTTGCTATTGCCGCGTTTATGCTACCCGGAAAAGTGATGAAGCTTTCTGAAATTGGAATGATCGCATTGGTCGCAGTAGCCACCTTTGCCATTCTTGACGTTTATGCTCCAAGTATAGGCGCATCAGCACGAACTGGTTCAGGTTTTGGAATCGGTGCTCATTTGGTTGGATTTCCATAAAGCATTTTCTCTAAAGTATAGTTATTAACTAAATGATTCTAAAGAAGAAAATACCAAAAGCGTTGAGAGAACAAGTTTGGATTGTCCACGCTGGAAAAGTATTTGAATGTAAATGTTTGACAGATTGGTGTAACAATACTATGACAGTATTTGATTTTCAATGTGGTCATAATGTTCCCGAATCAAAGAAAGGTAAAACTGATATTTCAAATTTAGTTCCTATTTGTTCAAGATGTAATTTATCAATGAGTAATCAATTCACTTTCACAGAATGGTGTAAGCAAAGTAAGGCTACACCAGTAGAAACGCCAGCTACATGGACAAAAATAGTGTCCAAATTTTTCGGTATAAAGGATACTGGTACAAAATCAACCCAAAACCCTACGAGCCGACTACCCAAACATTCAAAATTGCGTACCATCTTGCCAGAGCTCCAGAAAAAAGCCCGGAAGAAGTCTACAGAATCTACTACGAAGAAAGACGAAAAGAAATGAAAGTTTTATATCCGTCATTTCTTAAGGATGTTGACTGAAGCATTAATCGCATTA